GACGGGACGGCGCAGTCCCTCGTGACCGCGGGCTCGACCACCGGCGGCACGATGAAGTACAAGGTCGGCACGGGCAGCTACGGCACGTTGGTTCCGACCGGCGAGGACGCTGGCGAGTACACCGTGTACTACAAGGTCGACGGCGGCTCGAACTACGAGGACGTCCCCGAGGCCACCGTGACGGCGACCATCGCCAAGGCGGAGCCGTCCACGCCGACCATTGACAACGACACCCTGACCCTGACGGCCGTCGCGACGCCGGGTACGATCACCGTGACCCGTGATGGCGACGGCGCGGTGAGCGCTGTCTCCTCTGACACCGCGGTGTGTACCGTGGCCGTGGAGAGCAACGTCGTGACCGTGACCGCCGTGGCGGACGGTGAGGCGACCGTGACGATCACCGTGGCGGAGGGCACGAACTACGAGGCGCCGGAAACGGAGCCGGAGTGCACTGTGACGGTGGCGCTCGAGGACGCGCCCGAGGAAGCTGACGACAACAACGGCTGAGAGGACTGACGTATGGCGCTGACCGACAAGGAGTACCTCGAGCGGGAGATGGCGCGGCGTGAGCTGGCGCGCAAGTCCTACAAGCGGTATCTCTACTACGTCCACGGCTCGCTGTGGAAGCGGACGCACATGAGCGACTTCCTCGCTGACACGCTCCAGAAGTTCGTGGAGACGGAGACCGGCAACGCCTACGACATCCTCATCATTAAAACCCCGCCGCAGCATGGCAAGTCCATGACGATCACGGAGAGCTTCCCGAGTTGGTATCTCGGGAAGTATCCCCGCAAGCGTGTCATTGAGGCGAGCTACAACGACGACACCGCGAAGCGGTTCGGGCGGAAGAACCTTGAGAAGGTCGAACAGTTCGGTCCGGCGCTGTTCGGGCTGAACAAGGGCTCGATCTGGACGACCACGGAGTTCGAGCTGGACAACGGCTGGGGGCGCATGATAAGCCGCGGCATTATGTCCGGCATCACGGGCAACCCTGCCGACCTGCTCATCATCGACGACCCGATCAAGAACCGCGAGGAAGCGGACAGCAAGACGTACCGCGACAAGCTGTGGCAGGAGTGGCAGAACACCCTGAAGTCCCGTTTCGCAGCGGGGGCAAAGGTCATCGTCATCATGACCCCGTGGCACGAGGACGATCTCGCGGCGCGCATCGCGGCCTATGAGGACAACGTGACGGAGATCAGGCTCCCCGTCGAGGCGGAGGAGCTGGACCTGCTCGGCAGGCCCATCGGTGACGCCCTGTGCCCGGAACTCGGGAAGGACAACGACTGGCTCGCGCAGTTCAAGGCATCCTACCTCGCGGACCCCAAAGAGGGCGGTCTGCGGGCGTGGCAAGCCCTGTACCAGTGCTCCCCTCGCGTGGAGGGAGGCAACGTGGTCAAGCGGGAGTGGTGGAAATACTACGACCCGCACGACCTCACGTCCTTCGGGACGACGGTCATCTCCGTGGACGCGACGTTCAAGGACAAGGAGACCAACGACTTCGTGGCAATCGAAGTCTGGAGCAAGCGAGGCGCGTTCTACTATTTGAGATACTGCCTCAACCGGCACATGGACTTCCCTGCCACGGTGCAGGCGATCCGCACGGTGCGGCGGCTCTTCCCGGAGACCATGTACACGCTCATCGAGGACAAGGCCAACGGCAGCGCGATCATCCAGACGCTCCGGCATGAGTTCCCCGGGGTCGTGGCCATCAACCCGAAGGGCGGCAAGGTCGCCCGCGTGAACGCGGTGAGCCCCGCCATCGAGAGCGGGAACGTGCTGCTGCCGGAGGGCGAGCTGTGGACGGAGGAGTTCATCGACGAGTTTACTGCGTTCCCCGCGGGTCTTCACGACGATCGCGTCGACGCTGCGAGCCAAGCATTAAGTTACCTACTCTTTGCTCACGGCGGGGACTTCGGTCTGCCGCCGGAGAGTCAGGAGATGATCGAGGAGCGCAGCCGCGTGGAGCAGGAACAGGAGATGTTCCTCGACGGCTCGCTGTACGACCCTTACGGTACAGGCGGTATTTTCTGAGGGGGATATTACTGTGAGTGTTATCTATGGCGCGCTCGGCGCGCTTTTTGTGATCGCGCTCTTCGCGCTCGGCGTGTTCGTCGGGTGGAAGGCGTGCAGATATTTCTACCGCTCGAAAGCGGAGAGCCCCGCCGAATCGGACCTGCGACGGCTACAGGCTGAGCAGGATGCCTTCCGGGAGATGCAGAACTACAACGCTGACGTGGCGTACGGCATCAAGGCGGCGTTCGAGGAACTGGAAGGGAGTGAGTCGGCGTGAAGGACAACAGCAAGACGAAGGCGTGGGAGCTGTACGAGCTGGGCCGGAACTACAACGAATCGCTCACACCGAACCAGTACACGCTCGTGGACACGAACACGGAGTTCTTCACGGGCAACCAGTGGATCAACCTTCCGCAGACGAAGGCGATGATTGGTCTCCCGAAGCCGACGTTCAACATCCTCAAGCGCGTGGCGAGCCTGTTCATCGCGAGCTTGACGTCGACCGGCACGTCGATCCGCTTCGAGCCGCTGGCCTACTACGATGGCAGCAACATCGCAGACCCGAACCACGACGCGGCGGAGTTCGCAAATGCCGAGGTCGAGACGCTGCTGGAAAAGTTCAAATTTGACTATCGCCTGCGTGACGCGCTGTATGACGGCGCGACCGTGGGCGATTATTGTGCCCACTTCTGGTTCGATCCTGACGCCCTCCCCTACGGCGGTGCGTTCGGTTCGTACAAGGGCGAGATCGAGATGGAGCTGGTGGACGGCATCAACGTGATGTTCGGCAACCCGAACGACCGCCGCGTGCAGACCCAGCCCTACATCATCATCGTCGGCCGCGACACGGTGGAGCACCTCCGTTGGGAGGCGAAGCGGTTCCAGAAGAATCGCAAGGACTTCTACAAGAGCGGCAAGGCGAACGAGGAGCACGGCGACATGCTGGACGTGCAGTTCCAGCCGGACGCTGACTGGGACAAGATGCCGGGCATCGGTGGCAAGACCGAGATCGTAGAGAGCGAGGAAGGCACCGGCAAGGCGCTGTTCGTGTACCTCTACACGAAGGTCAGCCGCGAGGAAGAGATGAAGAACGAGGACGGCGAGACCGTCTACGAGGATGTGTACGACGCCAACGGCGAGCCGGTCTACGAGGTCAACGACGACGGGGAGACGCTCATCGACATGATGGGCAATCCCGTGCCGAAGCGTAAGCCGGTCACGCAGATCGTGACCACGGTTCACGTGACCAAGGCGACCAAGACCGCGGTGATCTACGAGGACGTGGACACGGGCCTCTCGCTCTACCCGATCGCGTGGGGCAACTGGGAGAAGCAGAAGAATCAGTACCATGGGCGCGCTCTCGTGACCGGGCTGATCCCGAATCAGATCTTCATCAACAGCATGTTCGCGACCGCCATGCGGCACTTGCAGCTCATGGCGTTCCCGAAGACGGTGAACAACGCCGATCTCATCGCCAAGTGGGACAACGAGATCGGGCAGGCGATCGGCGTGAAGGGCTTGCAGCCCGGCATGGGCATCTCGCAGGTTGCGGCCAACCTCCAGCCCGCCGAGATGAGCAATCAGATTTTCGCCTTGATCGACAAGGTGATGGTCTATACGAAGGAGTGCCTCGGTGCGACGGACGTCCAGATGGGCAACGTCAAGCCCGACAACACGTCCGCGATCATGGTGCTCCAGACCCAGAGTGAGATTCCGCTCGAGAACATCCGCGCGGGGCTCTACGAATGGGTGGAAGACGTCGGTCAAATCCTCCTCGACATGATGGGCACGTACTACGGGAAGCGTCCCGTGGTCGTGGACCACGAGTTCGAGGAGCCTGTCACCGACAGCACCGGCGCGCCGATGATAGACCCGATGACCGGCCAGATGCGCACGCAGAAGTTCGTGCGCCGTGTGGTGGAGGAGTTCGACTTCTCCCAGTTCAAGCACCTGTGGCTGAACCTCCGCGTGGATGTCGGTTCGACGACCTACTACTCTGAGATCGCGATGACGCAGACGCTCGACAACCTGCGGCAGGACGGCACGCTCGACGTGATCCAGTACCTCGAGCGCATCCCGAACAAGCTGATCCCGAAGAAGCAGGAGCTTATCGACGAGCTC